AGTTTTCTCTAAAACCTTATCTAAGCCTTTACGAACCCAAGGCCACCACTGACGCAATTCATCTTTTGGCAGGTACCTTACGTCCATCACCCAATCACCACATAAGAGTATGTTTTATCAGCGGTACTGTTAGCCCAGTGGTTCAATATTGCGCTCCCCTGTTGTTGGTCACTTGCGTAAATGTTTGTTGTTGCTGATGGTGCAATGTATTGCATGGTCGCAATCACAGAGGCAGTTGAAGGTCTTGTCGGATTGGTGTCTGTTGGATAAAACTGAATACTTATCGCAGTATTCGTAGCCGACCACATAATCTGTATGTAGTCATTGGCATTCATCTCGATAAAATAATTCCATCCGGAAATCAAGTGCCCGTTTACACCACCGTGGCTATTTGGTACAGAAATGAATCCTGTGGAACCAGTAATGTCAGTTCCGTTCTTCCTAAGCCAAACGCTTACATCATGCAACTGTGTATCAGTGTTCTGGAATTGACCAGACCACTGAAGGTTGTAAACACCGTAGTTCCTGACGTTTATCTTTGACGAGTCTGATACAAAGACACCGTTTGAGTAGTCCACTGTATCCAGTGTCATTGCATACGCTGTAGTCGTAGAGGTAATCGTTTGGTCAGTAGAATCTTGAAATGCACCGTAAGGCGCGTTGTCAGCAAATGCTGCGGCTGACTTTGGAACTAAAATGATTGTACTGTCATAGCCGATACGTTCGTCATAAAGCGCAGTGGTAGTGGCATTGCCTGTGTTTAGCGTAATTGTGCCAGTGTTGTTGGTCTTGCCATCCATAATTCCACGGATGATTTCCTGCGTTGTACGCTGGTCAGTAGAACCCGGTTGAACAGTGCGAAACGTAGTCATCGCATCCCCTGCTCTGCAAGTTCAACATCCACTCCGACAGCAGTCACCCAATTACCAGACGGGATGACTTTGATTCTGTGATACCTGCCAGCAGAACGCAAAGACACTCTGTTTTCAGAATCTGCTGCAACGGCAGTGCTGAAAGAAACATCAGCATCCAACAGTTTGCGACTAGCAACTGATACTGATGCACTACCACCGTCAATGATGGGCCTAGCAAGCGTTACAACGCTGTTTAGGCCATCCATCTGAAGGTCGCCTGTGACTAGGTTGCCAGTCAACTTTGCACCATCAATGCTGACCACGTTTGAGCCAAAGGTGCCTGCGATAAAGAACTTGCCGCCAGCCCATTGCCGCGAATCGAAACTGACTTCGATAGAGTCAACAGTACCGTAGTTATCAAGTTGCTCAAGAGTTACGCCAGCGGTCAACGCTCCACCAATGCTTGTGATAGCGATGTTGCTGTAACTCCAACGTTGGAGTTCCCATTGGAACATCAGTTGGTAGTATCCATTGGATACGTTCTTAAAGTTCCAGATAACAAGTTTTCGCTCAGGGTCAACCTGTGCGCTCATGTTGTCTAGTTCTTGAATGTCAACGTTATCAAAGAACCAGCGGTCAACCTTTTCGGCACCGATTGGCGTCACAGTTTGCCCATCACACATATAGAAGCCGTTGTCTCCCAAGAAGAACGAGACTTGCTTGTACTGTGCGATAGACCCGTTAGCAGCACATCCAACGCCACGAGAGATATTGTCAAACTGGAAGAACAAAGGGCTTCCGACATAACTCATTCTATGAATTGAGTTTTGCAGAAACACAAGACCAAACTCGCCACCAGTTAGGCCGACGATATCTCCACCATCAGGAATGTCCTGAGAGTCTGCTTGACTAGCAGCACTGGAGGTCCAATCAGTTTCGTCATTGATGTCACTCCACTGAACGCGATTCGGATTGTTCGACTGATAGCCAGTGACAACGAAATCACGCACAATGGTGACAAACTTCGACACAGGAGCAGCAGCGGCTAAATCTGCCCATGCAGTAGATGTTCCAATCGTCCACGCTTGCAACTTCTCTGCATTGTTGGCAGCAATAAGCACGTTCCCGAATTGGACTACATCTGTGGGTGCGTTTGCGTATCCACCCGCTTTCGAAACATCGCTAAAGTTCAGCGTTGCTGGGTCAAACTTATAAATCTTCGACGCACTCGCTGCGAACAGTTGTGAAGTGCCAGACGCCTTCCCACCAAAAACGGTAAGCAGAGTCTCTGATGCTGCGTTACCAAACGTAGACTTATTAGGAAATGATGCGTATCCAGTACCTACTGGATATACGTTCATCGCATCTGTCATGTTTCCAGCAACACCCGGACGGTCAGGGGTCCATTCACCAAAAGTTAGCCTTGTCGTAGCCATGTATTTTCACCTGATTGAACTTCGGTCCAGACGTTATCGTTAGCGTTTACATCATTCCAAGTATTCGGCCCTGCGGTAACAACAGACCATTCTTCCCCAACAATACTTCCATTTGGAACAATGGTTCCAAAACAGTTAAATGCCGATTGAGAGGAAAATATTGCATTTCCTGCCGATATTGAGGTTGCAAAACATTCAACAGAAGCACTGCCACCAGCAGTATAAATTGCAGAAACCGTTACTGTTGAATTACAGAGGATTTCTGAGAAACCTTGTTTTTCAACAAACCCACTGGACGTAAATATTGCAGAACACGATGCAGAAGATGCTGCAAAAACAATTTTTGTTGCAGATGCTTGAGTTAAAGCAGTGCAAGATATACTTGAACTTGCACTGACAGTTTCTCTTGAATCAGCAGATACTGTTGCATTGCAAAATATTGAAGATATTGCCCCAAATATTAAATTTGAAGTTGCTGACAATGCAGCAGAGCAAGACGCAGAACCAGATGCATTGAATATTCTAAAAGCGGATGATGTTACTGTTGCAGTTGTTGAAATAGAAGCAGCGCCAGCAACCGGTCCGGCAGTGTAAGTAATAATGATTGCGCCTTGTCTTCCACTACCACCACTGCCGCTATTTGAAAGACCACCACCACCGCCCCCACCGCCGCCGCCATAATTACCTGCGCTTGCGCCTGCTCCACCTGTGCCACTAAGCGCAGAACATCCACCGCCAGCACCACCGCCACCACCCGCACCAGAAGTACCGCCAGCAGTTATTGAATATTCAGTTCCTACTCCACCAGCACCACCACTAAATGCGGGACTTATTGCGCGTCCATCACCACCGCCTCCACCACCACCATTTGTTCCAGCACCGCCAGCAGCGTTAACTCCTCCTGTACCACCAGATGCACCAGAATAAGTAAGACCGCCGGCCCCACCATCAGAGGCACCAGTTGAGCCAACACCACCTACGCCACCACCACCGCCACCACCAGATCCTGCCCCACCGCCAGAACCACCATTAAATCCATTTCCAAGACTACTTGCAGCAGAACCACCGCCACCGCCACTGCCGCTATTAACCCCAGAACCACCAGTTCCACCAGAATATTTTGTGCTACCAACTCCAGACCCAGAAGCACCACCTGCACCTCCAGTTGCAGATGATGCAAGAGAACCGACACCACCTTTTGCAAGAGCGCCATTAGTTGCAAGTGTAGGAGCAGAGTTTGCTGCTTTGTTTAACCAAGTATCACCACCAGAACCACCATTGGTGTTTGATGTTGTTGCCCCAGCACCACCAGAACCAATGTTTATAAAAACAGTATTCCCTGCACTAAGTCCAATGGCACTGACGGACGAAAAAGCGCCACCACCACCACCACCATTACCATTGCTTGAGGACGTTCTCCTAGCAGCACCACCGCCACCGGCTATACAAACAATAGTGGAACCAGCGTCCGTCCAATTGTCAGGTACGGTCCACGAAGTTCCAGATGTCAGGAGGATTGTTGGCATTTTTAAGTCTCTTTGACTTGTTCAATCAAAGTGATTTCTGGTGGCACAAACTCATTCCCATTCCATAAATACCCAATGCTACAAACAACACCTTCTGGAACATCAATTAAATACATCCCATCCGCAGGCGTATCTGTTGCAGCATCAGCAATTATTGTGTTTTCAACAATATTAGTCTGAGAATTGACGACAGCAGCGGTAGTCATTTGTTTACCAGATTAAGCAAGAGTCACAGACAGATTGCCGGAAGAAATCTTAAACACATCGCCACTAGCAACTGTTTTGGATGCCGTTAGTGCAGCGTGGTAGAGCAGATTGCCAGCGGTAGTAGCATCGCGTACACCAACGTGCGTAATCGTGCCCCATGAGCCTGTAGCAGTCGGGAAGGTAACGTCTGCATTGTTGGTTGCGACACCATTGCTAGGAGCGCCAAAAGTAACAGCAGTACGAGCATATGAACCGCCAGAGATTTCAGTTCCTGTATCAGCGTCAGTCGGGTCTGTGGTGTATAGCGCCACATAAACAGTGGTAGGACTTGTGTAAGAAGTATTACGGAGGGTAGCGTTAATCAACGCGTTCTCAAGATAGTTTGAAAAGTTAGCCATGATTTACCTCGTAGCAAGAGAAATTGCGATTGGCGAGGCCGAGTATTCTCCCGCATCATCGCTGGTTGTAATAGCGTTAATCGCCCGGTCATAGAGTGATGCCCAAGTTTGAAGTCTTGCATCATTCATGAGATACGGTTCTGCTTCAGCAAGGCTTGCGTAAAGCAGTGCGTCAACACAGTTAGCAAGGAACATATTGCTTGAATTGCTATCGCTCAGGTACGGAGGAGCAGCGTAGTAGAGCATCCTTGCCGTATATGCCGAGTCAGGGATAGGAGCAAACTGGAACTCGCTTGCAAGAATCGTGTAAAACACTGGAATGCCAGATTCAGCAGTGCGAGCATTGCGAAAGAACGCAGACGGACTCTGATAAGTCACTGTAGAAACAGGACTGCCATCAAAGTGAATATCCCTGAGTTGAAGGAAATCGCTCGGCAGAGATACGGTTGAATCGCCAGCAGTGGTAGTTGTAGTCACAACCTTCAGCATCTGTCGGATACGCAGTTCCCTACGCAGTCGGTCTTCAGCAAGACGTATGAAGTCAGGAATCTGACTCGTCAGGTCACTTCTTGCTAGATAGTTTGCGACTGTCGTTTTTAGGTCGCT